CCATCGTCACTTGCGTCTGCGCAATCGCGATGTTCGTCTCGGCAGCCCGCACGCCAGCGGTGGCCTGCGCATTCGCCGCGGCGATCGACGCGGTTGCCTGCTGCGCCTGAGCGAATGCCGCCGCCTCGTTCGCCGCCGTGGTCGTCGTCAGAACGCCCAGCATGCCCGCCAGCGCAAGTGCGAACCCCTTCACCCCTAGGCCGGTCTGCGCGTAGATCTGCCCGATCTGCGAACCCTGTTGGATGAACACGGTTAGGGGCGCCTGCCCGGACGCCAGCGACACGAACACGTCGTTGAGCTGGTAGAACAGGTTCTGCGCTTCGTTCGCCGCCAGCCGCGCGGCTTGCCCGGTCGCCTGGAGATTGGACGCGCCGTAATAGGGCGCGGATGATCCACCGCCGCCAGAGGACGGGGAGGGACCGCCGCCACCTCCACCGCCACCGCCACCGCTTGGCGGATCGATCTGTCGCAAGGCAGCCGCAGCCGCGTTCGCAGCCGCTTCAAGCACGCCGAACGAAACGCCGAGATTGCCCGCGCCGCCCGACGAACCGGAAGAACCACCCCCGCCGCCTAGATTGGTCAGGTCCCGCAACGCCTGCGCCTGCGCTTGGATATCGCCGGTGGTGCGTCGCACCGAAGCGCCTAGCGCGTCCTGCGCCGAACTGAGCCGCCGGGTCGACACGGCCACGTTGTCGTTGGCAGGGGCGAGCGACCGCAGCAGCGTGGCATAGCGTTGAGCATCCGCCGCAATCCTTGTGATCGATCCGCCTGGCAGGCCGGCTACGTTGCCGGCGCGGGTGGCCGCGGTCGAGAACCGGTCAAGGTCATTGGCCGCGGTGACGACCTGGCTGCTGTCGACCCTAAGCGCGAGTGCTGCTGCGTCCATCAGCGCTGACCGCGGCTAGTAGAGGTGGCCGAGCGAAACGCGTCACGCGGGGATACCGTTGGGTCGGGCTGTTCGGTCTTGTTCTGCGCCATCAGGTAGACCTCATCCAATCGCCGGATGCAGAACTCGAAAACCTCCGCGTCCTCATCACTCCATCCGGCAACGTGCCGGTCTATTGCGCTGGCTGGGATCGGCCCCAGCCCCATGCCGATCTGTCGTTCCGTCGAAAGCCGCCAGAAGTCCTCGTACCAGCCCCCGTAACCGTCTGCGATCTCGGGGGGCTGTAGAGCGTCCGGCACCTCACCCCCCGTTGCATCCGCTTGCTCCTTGGCCGCTCGCCAGTCGTCGTAGTGATCGAGCGACCAGCGGAGAGCGGCTAGGAGTTTCCCGCCGCGTCCTGTGCTGTGGCGTTGAGCCGTTCGGCGACCTGATCACCGGCCCACTCGACGCCGCGCCGGAACGCCGAACCGATGCCGCGCGGGTCGTCCGCGGTGAGGATCGCGAGCGCCTGTTCGGTGCTGAACGGCATCTCGTCCGATCCGCTGGTGACGCCGCGCCAGTCGAGCAGGATGTGATCGGCCAGCGGCTTGCCGGTCGCGATGTTGAACTCGTGCAGACCCGCGTCCGTGTTCAGCTTCTTGCCCGCACGGCGTGCCAGCCCGGCCGTTGCCACCCGGAACGGCTTGTAGTTGGTCGAGCGGACGCGGAAGGCAACTCCCTCCATCTCAGGAATGTCGTCGATCCACTCGCCGGGTGCGAGGTCGACGGGTTCGTTGATCTTGCCGATGTCCATGGTGTCTCTCGCCGGGCCCTCTCGGGTCTAAGGGCGGCAAAGGGACCCGAACCCCGCCGCCCTTAGCTCTTAGATCTCGACGCGGTTGGTGTTCGGCATGATGGTCACGCCCATCAGCCGCGCCGTGTTGGCCTCGCCGGCGTTCTTCGCGCGCGACATGACGAGGCCGTAGAACAGGTCCGTCTCACCGCCCGGGGTTGCCGTCGCGGTGATCGATGTGGCCGAACCGGCTGCGGTCGTCGCGATGGCCGGCCCGCCTGGAGTCGCCGATACGCTGAACTTGGTCGGCGTGAGGCCTGCGGCGAGCACGTAATAGGCGGTGCCGGAAACCAGCCCGGTCGGAAGCGTGCCTCCGGTCGGCGTGAAGATGACGCGGGCGCCGGCTTCAAGCCCGTGACCGCCCGCCCACGTCACGACGGCGGGATCGGCCACGGTGATCGTCACGGGGTCCTCGGCGGTGCAGCCAGCGCCCCACTCGACCTTGAAGGCGTAGTTGGAGCAGCTGTCCTTGGCCTCGCGAAGCCGCTGCTGGCCCGGATCGTTCGGCAACGGGACGAACGTGTTCTCCATCGACGCCGCGGTTTCGGTGCCCTTGATCGACATGTCGCGGCCCGAACCGATGAACGCCTGGGTGATGGTCGCGCGGGTATCGCTCAGCGTGCCGGCGCTCGTCCAGCCGTTGACCTCAAGCCACTCGGATTCCTGCGGCGCGAAGTCGGACAGCTCGACGATAAGGTCGGAAGGCAGCGCCACGCGCGTGCCGATGTAGATCTTCGACCCTGCTACAGCCTGCAATGCCATGTCGCGGCGCTCCTGTTGCCCGCAACGGGGCTGACCTTGATGGAGCGATGTTACATCAAACGCTGTGCACGCGCAATAATCATGCGCCAATGCGCATCATTCTATCTATTCAGATGCTCGACCAAGGCACGCGGACAACGGCCACCCGGTACGCACCGTCGACATAGGCGGGCAACGCGGATGCGTCTTGCGTCACACGAAGGCGGGACTGGCCGTAGGACATGCAGGTGTCGGCTGCGAAATGAGCGGCGATCTGGCCCGCGATCTCGCGAAGCTGGGTGTGACTGATAGCGCGCGCGATCGGCCATTGAACGGACAGCATCAGCATGCCGGTGCGAACGTGCTGACGAGGGTCAATGCCGACGCGCACAGGATCGTTCGACACGTCGGACAGCAGGATGAACGGAGCCGGCCCATCGTCGTCTGAGGGCGGCGTGACGATCGCGCCCGGCTCGAACACGGCCATCACGGGATCGGTCACCAGCGCGTCGACGTGCCGCTTCAGCGCCAGCCAGTCGGTTGTTTGGATCGTCGGCATCACCGCCCTCTCATCTTCGCGCCCTGAGCCGCAACGATCTCGGGCCATTTCGCCGCCGTGGCTTCGGCAAAGCCATAGCCGCTCTGGTTGTAGACCCGACCCAAGCTGTCGGCCCCCACGAAGCCATAGTTGAGCCGGCGCGAGTATTCGGCCTGCCACCCGATATAGACGGTATCGCCCGGCTTGATGGCCGCGATGCCAAGCGAAAAGCCGCCCACCGCCAAGGCGTTGGTCACCTGAGGCGGCTGGTTGTCAACAACGACCGACCGCGCCAGATTACCCGTCTTGACCGGCACCCGCCCGCCGTTCGGTATGGTGGTGGACGCCTCCGTTGCCAGCGCCTGCACCGAATTGCGCAGCAACGCCGTCAGACCGGCAACCGACGTGCCGGCCCACTTGGACGGATCGACGCCCTCCCATGCCATCAGGCGAGCAGGCGGCGCTTGCTGTCGATCGCCTCGATGATCTCGGGGTTGGTGGCACCATCTTCGACGTCCGCGCCCTCATCATCCGCGATATCGAGCAACTCGGCTTTCGTCTTACCGCTCAGCGAGGGCAGGGCGGGCGTCACCACAGGCGGCTTCCGATGGTCGGCGCCGGCGTCGATGCGCATCATCACGCGCAGGCCGTCCACCGTCATGTCCATCGCTTCCGCCATGCGCCCGTGAAGGATCGCGTCCCGGAGGTTCTTTCGGCGCTCAGCGCAGTCCTTGCATGCCATCTCGTCGTCTCCTCTAAAGCCCGTAGGCCCAATCGATCGCCTGATCGCCTCGGCACCTGCAATTCGCGTTGTTCTTGACCCCGCCCGCCGGGTCGTGCGGGTAGAGCATCACCGATCCGTCAGGCAGGATGAACGGCATGTCGATGCCGGTCACCGTGCGCTTGTTCATCGCGAGATGCACGTCACGCGCGCCGCGAACGCCGCCCTGGTGGACCCACGTCTTGATGACCGCGTTGTCGGGTAGCCCTGTCTTGTCCAAGGCCTGCTTGGTCGCTTCGGCACGGGCCATTTCCACACCCTGCGCCGTCTCCGTGCGCGCGATGTCCTCTGCGCGGCGCTTGAGCAGCCGGTCGGAATATTTGGCCGTCATCTCGGCCACCTGATCGCTCGTCAGCGGGTTCGGCTTCCCCGCCGCCACGTCGCGGATCGCGCGCTTGATCTTGGCGTCGTAGCGTCGATCCCGCAGCGTCTGGCCGGTGCCTTCCTTCCACTTACCGTCCTTGTCGAAGGCGCCGAGCACCTTCATCATCTCGGCAGGGTCGCCCGACAGCAGGCGCCGCCGCATGCTTTCGACATAGCCGACTTGCGGCTCGGACAGTCCGACGATGCCACCCTCACGGCGCTTGCTGACGGGGTTGATGCGACCCGCGATGTCGGTGGCGATCGTCTGCGGGCCTTCGCCGCGTTGGAAGCCATCACCGATGACGCGCCGCGCCGTCTCGACCTGCTCCTGCACGTAGCCGGCGACCCGTGCTGCGGCCTCCGTTCGTATCTTGGTTTCAGCGCGCGGGTTCGTCATGTCGAACCGGAACACGATGTTGGTAGGCGTCGGGCCGTCGAGCGATACGGAAGGTGGCGTGCGGGGCGCGCCGGGGCCGCTTGGAGAAACGGCAGGCGCGTCCGGCATGCGCAACGACGGGGGTGAGGGCGCGCGGAACGTCTGCGCGCGCTGCTTGGTCAACACCTCGGAGGCCACCGTGCCGGCCGCAGTGAAGGCGCGCTGCTTCTCGCCGATGTAGCCGCTGAACGCGCCCGGCTCGATGTTCAGCGCGTCAACCGCCGCTTCCATGTCCCGAGCGGTCAGAGCCGCGATCAGAGCCGGATAGTCGATCTGCGAGCGCAGCAGCGCAAAGACAGCGAGGAACGCCGCTAGCAGCGCCGCCGTCATCTCGTCCTGTAGGGCTTCGTCCTCATCGTTCATCGGCGCACCACGAAGCGAACCGCGCAGACCACGCCGGCAGCCGGGATGTTCTCGGCCTTGAGCACCGTCACCGGCCGATCGTCCACCTCAAGCACGTCGCCGAGCTGGTAGGTGCCGGGCCATGGGGCGACCGTCACCGTGAGGTCAGTCGCGACGATCTGCCCGCCCGTTTCGATAGGTGCGCCGATCAACTCGCGGCCGACCCCGCGCGCGACGCCGTCTAGGACCGTGATCTCCCTCTCCGATGGGGCAGGCGGGTCCCATGCGTTAACCGGGGCAGGCGATGGCAGGTAGCGGACCAGCTCGATCGTGCCTTGGCCCAAGCCGCCTTCATCGGTCGGCGCAAGAAGCTCCCGAGCAACGTCCGCCATCTCCTCATAGAAGCCCATCAGCTACCCAAGCTCCACACGAAGGGCCCACCCGCGGTGTCGCAGACGAACTGGCGCAAAGCCGCGTCGATCGCGCTGTCAATGAAGGCTGGCCCGCTGCCCGACTGAGGCGCGCCGTCGTCGAAGAACTCGCGCTCGACCACGTCGACCTTCTGGCGCTTGACCCTCTGGCCCGGCTTGGCGCTGGCGGGGGTCAGGGCCCCCGGCGTCTGCGCTTCTAGGTACGCCGCGCGATAGGCCGCGTTCACGACGGCGGGCGGGATCAGGTTGTCGGGGATCGGGACCGTGCAGTTGAGCGTCGCGCCCGAGCGCGGCCATGCCTGGTCTTGCGCGAAACCGCCCGCCCGAGTGCCTGTCCACGCGGCCTCGTAGGTGTCGACATAGGCGCTGCCACGTGCGCGCAGGATGGCCGGCGTCGGTGCGTTGGCGGGCAGGGTATGCCCGTTCGCCTCTAGCCAAGCGGTGAAGCCGTCGTCTGTGCCGTAGCTCATCCTATCGCTTCCTCAGTCTGCGCGACGATGGACGCCGTTCCGGTGCCGACAATCGCCTGCTGCAACAGGACGAAATGGCCGGGCGGTACGAGGTAGCGGAGCGCGGCGGTGTTGCTGGTGGTGATTTGGATCGTCACGGACAGCCCCACGCCCGACGACGCTTCGACCACGTCGCGGACGGTCGTGGGCGGGTTGGCCGCGTCCGACAGCAGCCGCACGGTCGTGGTGGACGTGCCGGCGAGCAGTGGGTTCGTGACCTGAGCTTTGACCGCGTAGCTCGCCAGAACCGGCTTCGCGGTGCTCGGCTGAAACGCGGTGCCGATCGCCCGCGCCGGAGTGGACGGAGTGACCGCCGCCCCCAGCTTCCCGTCGAGGGCAGCCTGCAGCCCGGTCACGTCAGCGATGGTGTGCGTGTGCCCGACGTTCGACTTGCCCCCTAGAGCGGTCGCTGTGGCCGTGCTCACCGGCTTCGCGGTGTCCGCAGTGTTGTCGACGTTGCCGAGCCCGACCTGAGCCTTGGTCGTCGCGTGCGGGTTGTTCGTGTCCGATACGTGCGAGAGCGGCGCGTAGCTGCCGGCGGGCTGTTTGCCGTCAAGCGCGGGTTGCAGGCCGGACACATCGGCGATCGGGTGGGTGTGCGCGGAAGGTGGGAACGTCGCCGGCTTCCCGGTCACGGCATCCCAGTTCGGCGCAGCAGCGGAGGGCGCCTTCGCGAACTCGCCGTCGAGATACGCCTTGGCCAGCGCGGCCGATGCGAACCCCGTCCCGTCCTTGCGCGCGTATTCGCCATAGACTGACTGCGACAGCCGGAAGTCGGACAGCGTGAACACATGCACCCGGTCGCCGTCCAAGACCGCCTTGAGCGAGCGCGGGGGTGCCGAAATCAGCCCGTCGATCTGAATGGCATCAGCCTCGTACCAGAACCGGATCATGATGCTTCGTACCCGATGGCATAAAACTCGGGGCTCGTCTCGATCAATGCCATCGGCACGTTGCTGGTCAGCATGATCTTGCCGCCGTTGGTGAACAGGGCATTCCGGACTGGGAAGATGAAGTCGGCACGGATCGATTCCATTGACCCGACCGGCGCGGTGATCGCCATGTTCTTGCCGCCGATCTCGATAGCCCCGGCGACGATCGCGACCCGCAGGACGCCGCCAAGCTGGTCGGGAATGACCCGAATGGCCATGCTCATCATGACGAGGTCGTAGAGCGCCCGGCCGCGGATGACCTTGGCCGTGTTGTCCCAGAACTGGTGGCCGGCGAAGGGGCGGTTGAGGCGGACGTTCGCGCCTGTTGCGGTCAGGTCGCGCGTGAGCTGCCAAGGCGTGTTGACCGGCAGGATTGAACGCGTGCCGGCCGCGAAGTCGTTGTCGGTGTAGTCGACAAAGCCCCCGCCATATTCGGTGAAGCTCGGGTCGCTGCGGATGGCCTCGACCTCTGCCTCCGAGGCAGCCGGCTTGATCTCGACGCCGCTCATGCCCGCCTAGCTCAGGTTCGAATAGACGCCGTTCAGCGCCGATCCGTTTGGATTAGACAACCGCACGCTTGCATAAGCGCCTAGCAGCACGGTGGTGGTACCAGACGCGCTCAAGGTTGCGACGTTACCCCATGTGACGCCATCGGCGCCAAGCGATTGCAGCACGAGACTGGTGCCTGTGAACTGCGCGTTCCACAGATACGTGCCGCCAATAACGGACACGACCGGAGCCGTGTTCGCATTGGCGGCGATCGTTGCATTGCTGGCCAGCTGATAGGCGTGGACGCCCATCAGTCCTTCGCCGGCCGCGCACGACGAGGCTGGTCGTCCTGGTCCTTGCTCTCAGTGCCGCGCTCGGCGCTGTCGTCGGGCACCTCGTTGGTCACCGGCGTCGCGTCCTTGTGCGCCTTGGCGCCGACCTCGACGTAGCGGCCGGACCAGCCCGC